CTACCACTTTTTATTCATTATATTCCTATTTTTATGCATATCAGTGGTACCATACATTAATGAGAAGATACCCCTGTCATCATCCATAGCGGCTTCTAAGAACTCATCTAACTGTTCGTCCATACCTACCTGCTCATCTCTATCCATTACTTCTAACCAATATGCTACAGCCATTGTCAGTGAGTCCAAACGGTCATCGTGTGACAGTGAACCCTTGTCTCTGCTTAGGCGTGTCATCTGGTATATCAAAGAGTAATTCTGTCCTTTATTTTCATATATTATATAGTCATCCTTAATTACTGACTCTGCTACGATCATCTTGTGTCTCATCATTACAGGTTCCAGGGTATCTATAATACGTGCTTCTTTCTGTTTCGTATTTTTAACTTCCTGTATAGCACATGGATGTATCTTATTCAGTATAGGCTTGAATAGCTGTGTGAACATTCCGTCACCAAAGTTTGCTTCTACGACAATCTCATTGACTTCATATACCTTTGCTTTATTAGCTAACTGCGTGAGTACTGCATCAGAATACCCCTCTGCGTATCCACCTACTTCTACCACAAAAAGATACCCATTAAGGTATTTGACAATGGAGTAAGCTGTTTCGTCAGTACCCCTACCAGACGGGTCTATAGCCATTACTGTACCTGTGTATTTAGCTGTCTCCTTACTCCTGCTCAACTCCCTATAGAAATAATCACCTTTGACAGCTACACATGGTAGTGAGTTCAGTCTGTATTCATAACTGCTTGCCCATGCCCACTTCAGAGAACTTTCATCCAAATCAACATCAGACACAATTAAGTCCTGTACCTTGAGTGGATATTTTTCATAGTCAGATAAGTTAGTGTTCAGTTTAAACTGTAGGGAGAAACCTGCTTTACCATAGGACAGCTTGCGTTCCTCAATTTCTTCTTCTGGGAATCGTTTCGGATCAGTAGGTTTTCCTGCATACAACTCTGGATTCTTATCATATGGTTCAGCGATAAAGGGAGCCAGTTTGTCTCCATAGTACTCACGCTCAGCAGGTGTCTCTGGATATATAATAGGAAATACATAGACACCATATCCACGGTTCTGTAATTCGTTGTACAGAGACATTTCGTTCTGTGGTGTACCAAGGTAAATAATCTTGCTACCATCCCCAGGTTTTATGATAGCATCGAACTCCTTAACATCTTCAAATAGTTTGTCTCTACGTACCTGTGTACTTGAGTTGTTAGGAATTTCCACGTCATCTGCCACAAGGATATCTGCGCGGCTCCCAGTTATCTGTCCTGTGATACCTACCGATTTTACCGATGGAGAAATATCTGGAATAGCTAAACCAACATCAAAAAGGTTCTGTGTATTACGCTGACCATCCATAGGTTTTAGGTCAGACAAAAAGTCTAGTAAGTATATAATACGTCTGATGAATACAGCATTAGCATCTGCCCTATCCTTACTCGCTGACACTATCAGACACTTCAGCTGTGGATTGTTCCATAGACACCAGACAATATATGCACATGTTATGAATGACTTAGCTACACCACGGAACCCCTCTATAATGAACCTCTTCTGTGGGCATTTCATCAGTAGTGAAGCTATAGCGTATTGTATACCTGTAGGCTCTGGGAGTGCTATCTCATCCCATAAGATGAACAGGAACTTCCGAAAATCTTTCTTAGCATCTTCAATTTGTTCTTGTGTCCATTGTGTTAACAGTTAAATCATCATCCTCTCCAAAATCAGGTAATTCTTTCGTAATCTGTTTAACCAAAGGTGCTGTAGTTTCTGGTGTTGTCTTCAAATCATTGTCTTTTAAGAATTGTCTTACTTTAGCCAGGAATGCAGGATTTTGTCGTAATTCTTCATCCTGTATACCATCAAGTAGAGCCTGTACTTCTTCCTCTGCAAGTTTATCTAAAAGTTTAGGATCTATCTTCATTATTTCCTCACCCCTTTGCGAATTTAAAAATAATAAAAGGCTCCATAGGTAATTACACCTAGAGGGAGCCTTATGGGTCTCTATCCCCTTCCCAGTCGGTCTAGGGGATAATTTTAACGATATCTCTGTTCCTGTTTATATAGATTTTGGGATTACACCCGAATCGGTATGGAAACAGAGGACATCTATCCAAAATACATTTCCGTACTTCTGCTGTGTCTCCGCAACAACAATCTATACATTTCTCACGGATTGCCTTAGCCATTGATGGTTTCTCTATATTTTTCATACGTACTTTCATGTTTTTTCTCCTCTATCACGCTCCCAGAGCGTTTTTAGACACATACCTTTGTCCTTAGAATAAATTACTCATGGACAAAAATAACTTTTCTTATTTCACAACCAGACCAATTAGAAGACCACCTGCAACAGACCACGCCAGTTTATTTTGTCGTTCCTTCACTGCCAGTTTGTGCTTCAGGGAGTCCATTTTCCCTGTCAACGTCTTTAAAGATGTTTCTACTTCTTTCAATAAGCTCTCTGCTTTCTCTGAGCTTTTCTGCGCTAACAGCATTTGACTCTTGCAGGTCTCCAACTCGTTCCTCAGCTCTATTAACTGCTTCTTGTCCGTACTGGAGTTCTGTTCTAATATCTGCAAGTTCATTTCCAAGCTGTCTATGTTCATCTTCAATTCGTTGTATTGTGATAGTGTCATTGTGATTGTCTGCTGATTTGTCTGCGGATAGGTAGTTGTAGATGCAAAAGAGACAGAAGATAGTGAGACAACCAATAATGCAGACAGCAACAATCTTTTCAGCATATTTGATTTTATCTTCATTCATTTACAGCTCCTTTTTTCTAAATCTTTCTCCCTCTTATCTGCTTCGTCTTTTAATCTTTTAAAATCAATAACTTTGTCTACAATTTCTGTATCTATCATATCTAAGCAAGCTAAATGAAGGATAAACATATGGTCATCCATTTTATTAATCTCTTTGCAATATACTTTACGTAGGTTCTTGTACATATCTTACAGCTCCTCATACCATTCATTCATATCAACATTAGTATCCCCAATGTATTCCTTATCACTCCACTGCCAACCTGCTACGTGCTTATCTGGGTATGTCTCAGAAAATCCATTGTAGCCACGATAATCTGCAATCCAGTAAGGTACATAATCAGCAAGCAGGTTAGGCTGAATGGAGTTTTCCATGTAGTCTGTAAACTTCAAGGAAGACGAGTAGATACCTGCCATGAATCCAGCTTCGTTACACTCTACGATAAAAGCAGAGCAGATTGCTGTTGTGTCTACACCTTCCTCGAAGCAATCAGTGTCTTCACAATCAAACCATATACCTAAAGGTGGTGTAGGTAACCCAGACAAAAGCAGGAGAGCTGTCTCTGCTTCCTCTCTGGCCCTTTCCGGTGTTTGCGCATGGGAATAGACATAAACACCCCACTTTAGTTCATGTTTAATACACTGTTCTACATGGTGTCTCCATGTTTCTTCTATGATGCATCCTTCAGACACTTTGATAATTACACCTTCGACACCTGCATCAACTACTGCATCATAATCTATATCTTTTTGCCAATATGATACGTCAATAACTTTACTGGCCATCTAAATAACACCTCCTTGTTTAATAACAGTATAAAATAAACTAAGGATAATACATTGCAACCATATAAAACAAAAAATGACTGTACAGGTATCTTTATCATTTACTCGTGTGTGTAGGACAGTAGCAACAATGAAACACAAAAAGCAAATGTTAAGTACAACAGAAATATCAATCATTTAAATAACACCACCTTTTATAAGGTTTAAGAGAAAAAGGTACAAAAGTAGAACGAAAAGCATCTATTTATCATCTTCCTTTTCCACATGTTTTTCTCTAGCAATCTGTGCCAAAGCATTTCGTATAAAATTAGGGATATATTGACCATACCCCAGTTTGTCTATGTTCTCTAAGATACTCATGGCCTCTACAATTGCATAGGCCCCTATGAACATTGTGCGGATCATATGCGTATGCATGGCACTGTCCAGTAAGACACCCAGACCAATGACTAAGAACATGACAGCTTTCTTACAAAGTCCTCTCGTAGCAATGGCACTCGCAAAGGAGTGTGATTTACAAGATGCAACCATGCCAGTCAGTATGTCTAAAGACACAAGAATGACAAGTGCCTGTATCTGGTCATCCACACCCCCTACAAGTGTATTGAACGCTAACCAGAGGATAGAAAAAAGACAGCCAATCTTAACTTCTGTGGCTGTCCATAAGTTCCATAATATGCTAATCATTTTGTGTAGTGTACCTCGTTTCATTTTTCATCTTCCTTTAGCTGTTCCTTTAATGTCGCATGAGAAATACGGGCATCAAGAACATCAATATACTTTTCTGTGAGGTCAATCTGTGCTTTCACTAAATATACCTCTGTGTCTTCTAAATCACCAAATTTGTGTTTCAAAGTGTCTGTCAGCTCATCCCATACTTTATCAAGGGAGTTTCTCAAGTCTATCATATCATAAATATAATCTTTCATTTCTCTACCACCTCTCTATCAAATTTTAGATACTTTATTTCACTTCACCTACTACTACTCCGGTTTTATAGTTTATGCAAATAGCTTTTCGTGGGCGCATACATGCGTCAATATTTGCACCACCAATGCGAACAAGCTTTAAGAGATTATGATATGTGTCGACACACACGACATTCATTGCATCATCATTTGGCCCTCTGTACTGGTCTCCCTTGCTCCACACGTTCTTGACTTTGGTATGAGCACACGTAACTAAAACCTGTATCTGCTTAGTTGATTTATCTACATAGACAACTGCGTCTGTATGCACATGACCACTTAGATAGCAAACAAAGTGTAATCCTTTTTGGATATATTTATCTACTGTATCCTGTAAAATTGTTGTAAATGCATCATCGAAAAAAGGTTTACCATCACTGCCATACGGACTAAATGAACATTCTTTTGCTATTGCTCCTAACAATGGATAATGAGTTGCAATTACTACATGATAATCCAAATTAATTGCAGATTGCAGTGTTTCTTCCAACCACTGTGTCTGCTTCGCACTTTCAGTTTCATGAGAGGTACTTCCGCTTCTTTGATAATAAAGCATAATATCAACTACTACCAATCGTACTTTTTTATCCGGGTAATCTTTGAAGTAGTAAGATGTGCCACTTTCATGAGTTACACTTCCCCACTGTGAAATGAACGGAGAAATATATTTAGTATCCCTTTCCTGCATTGTTAGTTTAGACCAGTCAGCGCTTGTAATTATTCCATTATTCCATGTAATAATGGTAACATCGTGATTTCCAATACAAGTAAGAATTCTAGGTTCCCACCAGTCTGCTATACTTTCAGAGGCATCAGTTGATACCATATCACCTGTGCAAATCATATCATCCAATTTATACTCCGAACTTTTTTCTACAATGCGTTTTAATGCATCTACGTCTGCATGTATGTCTGATAAGTGAAGGAGTGAAAATACAGGCGTTGCAAGATTTTCTCCGTAATTATTCTCTGATGAATGTTTGGCTTGTCTTACAAGCTCCTTATTTTCCTTTGATTCATTTTCAGGAACTAAACAAAAAACGATATTTTCAATTTCATCAACAGACTTGAAAGACATATCAGGTGTTGTATCATGTAGCCCAACTTTACTAACCATGATTTTAATTTCTCCATCTTTATCAATTACTGTGTCTTCTTGTGTATCACCATCATTAACACGATAACAGTATTTAGGGGAGAGAAGATGAATAACGGTTCCTTTAGTGGCATAAATGGCTCTACTTACAATGCGAGTGTTTTTAAACTGAGCATCCCATGTTTCAAAATGATCGCCTTTTACGCTGTTAATGCTCTTCTGAAGCATTTTAATTGCTTCATAAGCCTCATTATAGTTTGTAGGAACTAAACAAGTAACAATATTCTCAATTTCATCAACAGACTCGAAAGACACATCTGGTGTTGTATCATGTAGCCCAACTTTACTAACCATGATTTTAATTTCTCCATCTTTATCAATTACTGTGTCTTCTTGGGTATACTCGCCATCATTAACACGATAATAGTATTGAGATGAGAGAAGATGAATAATGGTTCCTTTAGTGGCATAAATTGGTTTACTTACAATGCGAGTGTTTTTAAACTGAGCATCCCATGTTTCAAAATGATCGCCTTTTACGATGTTAATGTTCTTATATAAAGCTTTAAGTGCTTCATCGGTATCCTTATTTTCATATGCGGGAACTAAATAAGTAACAATATTCTCAATTTCATCAACAGACTCGAAAGACGCATCCGGTGTTGTATCATGTAGCCCAACTTTACTAACCATGATTTTAATTTCTCCATCTTTATCAATTACTGTGTCTTCTTGGGTATACTCGCCATCATTAACACGATAACAGTATTTAGGGGAGAGAAGATGAATAACGGTTCCTTTAGTGGCATAAATGGCTCTACTTACAATGCGAGTGTTTTTAAACTGAGCATCCCATGTTTCAAAATGATCGCCTTTTACGATGTTCTTCTTGTTACTATACATTGCTCGTATATAACATCCAGTAACTTTTGCATCTGCCGCTTGTTTACTAACAGTAAGAGTTGTGTCTGTCTCAAAAGCAATGCTATTATAAACACCACCAGACACCCAAGATGAACCATTGTTATAGTACCAGTTTCCTTTGATATATCCGTCTTCTGTACCTGTATACACATAGATTTTGCTTTTATCATTCATTTCAGCAACAGTTTTGGCCGTTAATGGGCTTCCTACTGCCGCTTTTAAACTATTGATGGCATTAGTGTGATTGATAATAGTATTATCCATAGACGTTACTGTACCTTTAATGGTGGATACATCATTTTCCAATACAGTAAGACCATCTCTGGTTTCATCTAACTTTTTCCCATCATTATCTACATTTCTACCATTTAAGGTATTTGTATACATTCCGTTCCATTTTTTTGTTGCTGTCCCTAAATTCCCTTCCCCATCATTTCTGGGTACAATATTTCTTGTTGACATTAAATCAGCTCCTTTGGTTGAATATCATTATGATTATCTAATTCAAATTGTGCGCTATAAGTAGGGTATACTGTTGGCATTAGCCCCCCATTCACATCTATTTCAAAAAAATCATCATGCTGTAAATCTGTCATTATTTTTTTTACATCGTTCGCATTCTTTGCCGCATCCTCCTCCCATTTTTTTGCCAGCTTTTCACTTTCAGCGGCGGCACTGGCACTATTTTTGGAATTGGTCGCTTGTGTAGTTGCCTGTTCCAATAAGGAAGTGTTACGATCTACAAATCCACCTTGCACATTTTCCATATAGTGCTTCGTTACGACATCTTGAGGGTCTTTAGGGTCACTTACGTTAATGACACGATGATTCAGTGCATCCCAAAGAACCTCTTTATCACTCGTTACTTTCGTAGAAAGAGCATGAGCCATAATATAGTCCTGCTGTTCTTCCTGCAAATGGAGCATCTGGGCATCTTCTGTATTCATGTCTTTAGCAAGCAGAATGGAACCATCATTCCATGTAATGATTCTATCTGTTGTGGTTTCACGATAAATAATTAAATGTTCAGACACACTAGGAGCAGTCACTAATGTGATTGATAAATCATCCACGGAATAATCAACACCATACGTTAATGCTGTTATTGTATTATCCGTGTGAAGGATAGCCACCTTAATAAATTCTTTTCGTAAATACGGAAAAGGGAATGAGTATGTCTTTACAGAAGCATCGGTAATCTCATACTCTACTCGTGTCTTAAATGTATTCACGTTTATACACATCCTTTCATCTATTTATTTGGTAATCCACTTAATTTAGAGAGTGTCTCAATAGCTTGTGTGTACGGAATGAAATCAGGGATAGGAGCCAGATTCAACAAGGACTTCAAATCTCGCTGAGAGCCTTTATCATGCGCTAATCTCCAAGCAGACACAATAGGCTTCCATGTCATGTCATAGGCCGTATCGACTGCTGGTAACTGCTGTACCGTATTGCCAATTAAATCACCTATATCTTTTGGGGGATTGTTTCTGTACTGTGTTACTGTTGTACGAATTGTTGGTGAACCATACATTGTTTCTCCCATATCATTAATCATGGATGCAGGAGACACAAAACCTGAGCGCATAAAAGCGGCTCTTGCTAATGCCCTATCATTCAGATAGTTCTCCTTTACGTACTCTGCGGCCTCTGTGTTACCCATAGCATACAGTGCGCCCATACGAGCGGCATTACGAGCGGCAAAAGCACCAACGTTTGTAGCCATGGAAAGACCAAAAGCAACTGCATCCTGTAATTCATGCTGTTGAAAAGCACGCATGAACTGAGCATTATTTGACCTAAAGTTAAAGTCCTTGAACATCATAACTAAACGCACTAAGGCATTGTGGTCTTTCAAAAGGTTCCTATTGCCCTCAGAAGTACTGAGTAAGACACCCTTCTCTACCTGATTCTGAATAAGATCATACCAAGCCCAGAATGTATCAGGATGTTCTCTTTGCCATTTCTCTATGTTCGCTCCATTCGCTATGGTTCCTTTACGACCATCCCAGTTTATATAGGTACGTAAGTCTTTTTTGAGCTGTTCAAGGTCTACATGTCTCCCCAGAGCTTTAATGTTCGCTTTACTAAATGGGTTACGCAATGCATTAAACTGTTCCCCATGCGCCCATCTGATAGAGTCCGTAATAGCTCCACTACGCATAGAGCGAACCATGGTGTCTGTCATATGTCCTAATAAGTTTATCTGGGATGTAAACTTACTCAGGTTGTGTGTGAAGTCAGCGGCTCCGACCAGCATATTAGAGAAGTTTGTCCCTCTCTTTGATAATGCTTGTCTTACCTGCATGTCTCCCCAGCTTCCTCTGAATATGTGTCTTTCCAAAGGTTCACCAAAAACATGCCATGATAAATCTTCCACAAACTTATTGTTGGCTGTCCCCAGTCTGCACTCCTGCACAAACTTTCTAAGAGGATTGAAGACACCAAAAATCTGTTTAAAACCACCATAAGCAATAGCACCACCAAGGTCTCCTAACTGGTTCCACCCCATAGAGCCACCACGTTTAAAGTATGCTAAGTTGTTCAAAATCTTAGAAAAGGCGGAGGCTTCCCCAAAGATATTTCTATCGTAATGATCTCGCATTCCCCTCAATCGTGCTAGTGTATCTAAGAACCATGTCTTTCTGTTCTCTGCCTCTGCTGTACTTATCCGTCCATCTGAACCCATACTGGCCATTTTAAAATCTTTGAGAACCTGAGACACAAACTTTTGATAGTCTGAATCTTTACCCAGTACAGTACGGACAGCCGCTTCCCCAGCAAATCTGTTATTTGTTCGAGAAAGTATGTGGTCTAAGTCATAGTATCTCAAATCCTTATCAAAAGAGAACTCAGATACAATATTTCCTTCTGCGTCCCTGATAGGAATGACTGTACCTGTGTCCATGGGTAAGCGTCCTTTAAAGAAATTCAAATCACCTAGAGCAGAAGAGGCACCATTTGCATCCAGATCATCCAGTTTGTCTTCCAAAGGCAACATAGCATGTTCTGCCCATTCTTTAGACTTGACTGTTCTGTAATCATCTATCTCTTTCTCTGTTGTCTCTGCTGGTTTCTTTCCTTCCAGTTCTTTTAGTTTCTCTTTGACTTCTTCAACCTTACGAGCAGATTTACGACCATCCTTTTCCAGATACTCTTTACATTCATTTATCTGACGTTTCCACGCCAGTTCTTTTTCCCGATAAATCATATCAGAGATAAGCTGTCTGGATGTTGGTGTATTTGAAGCAACAAGGGCATATTGTTCCAGAAATTCTTTAGCACCTTTATCACCCGTTGTGGTGAAGTTAGACACAAAGGAGCGATAAGCATCTGGGTCTATCAAGCGATGAAATTCATCATCAACAGAGTACCAGTCCTTTTCAATCAGATTTAATTTACGGTCTCCACCAAACATAGAGGCCGAATTTTTACCAAGTTCAATCCGAGCTTCGTACAAATCCTGTAAGGCTTTAACGGCCTTATGGACACTATCATCTACTAAAGAATCATCAATATCTATCAATGTCCCCTGTTTTGATGCATGATTGAATGTGTCTATAACCAGTTTATTAAATTCCTGACGGTGTGCATCTCCACCCCTGAATGGATTGATAGCCCCCAGTACACCATAATGGTCTTTTATCCATTGTTGTCTAGCATCAAGTACAGCTCCTTCATACTTCATCAGTTGACTTCGTAAATACTGGGACTGACGTTCAGCAGACAACATATTTGATGTCCGTTCTTTTCCTCGTCTCTGAGCATCTTCTAGCAGAGAGGAAGCCTTGCGAGCCAATGTAGGTGAAGGAGAGCGAGAAGCGACACCATAAGGAGTCTTTGTAAATGCTCCATATTCCATATGCTTAGACAAATAGTCCAGTACTCTTCCTCTGGCACTTTTTGGCCTATCTAGCTTATTCTGAGCCTCTGCCATGTTTTCATAGTCCAGAAGACTTTCAGGAGCCATCATATTATCCTTCGAGAAATGCACATCTCCTTTTGTGATAGAACCATCACTATGAACAATAATGCCCATATTCTTGAGCCTATTGTACTGTACCGACTCTTTCAGGATACCCATAATATCAGCATTGCTGAATTTTGTCTTATCCAGAACGCCTAAATCTTTTAGTCCATTTTTAAACTTACGGACAATTCTGTTAGCAGATTTCTTACCCAGCAGGTCATTTTCGATAGCATACCCTAGTATTTCTTCTGGATCCGTAGAGTTCGCCATACGTGCCGCTTGTGCAAAAGGTGTCGTTGTGTCTTTTGCCTGTTCAGACACATAGTTCATCAGTGTTCTATAACTATCATCACCCAATGTTTCCTTCAATGAATTATGGACACCTACTTCATGAAGGAGAACACCTTCTAGCTGTCTAGCACTCTTCACATTGTCTTTGACAACAACTGTGTAATCACCATGAGGAACATAAAATCCTTTGGTATTATCTGTGATTGATACGCCTATTCTCTGTCCCAGCTTTTTAGCATCTTCCAAAGATAGAGCATACACATTACCAGCTTCTTCTGCTTTTTGTGCTACACTACCACCTTTAGAAGACAAGAAGGATGTATCATGCATCTTAGCCGCTATAGGTTTTGAATCTTTCATAATGGTGTATGCATTTTCCAGACCAACAGCATCACGAGCAGTGGCATCTTCTATCTTCTCTGCTGTATGTCCAATATTCCGTACAGAGGCATCCTTCTTAGATAATACTTTACCACCAGCCATCCCCAAGGCTCTAAGGACACCACCAGACACACCAGCAATCAAGGCCGCACCTGCAATACTTTCATCTTCTGCATTGGCCTTATTGGCGGCATGTTGCTGAATAGCCCCATACATGCCCATGTTCAAAGCAGTATTAGCTATCTTACCTTTTGTACCTAATTGTTTGACAGCGGCTCCTGCGGCTGAATCAATAGCCTTTACATTCTTAATGACACCACCTGTAGCCTTGATAATCTTCATGGCCTGTACTGCCTTTAGCTCTGGCAAGAGATTCAGAGGGTCTAAGATAGCACCAAGGACAGTACCGATACTATGCGCTCCTAATGAATTGTAATAGGCCGCATATCTCATATCTTCCTGCATGTCATCCATTTTGCGCTGTAAAAGATAGTACAGTTGTGTCTGGTCTTTTGCATTATCAATTATCCATTGTGCTTCTGCCTCGTTTCCTTTTCCCATAGCAGACATGATATACTGTTTGTCTGCATCTGTAATCTTTGATTTACCAAAGGCATCAAAATCACTATGGAACAAATCTGTATATAATGCATCCCCTAATTCATACAGAAAGTTACCACTTTTTTTAAAGTCGTGCCAAATACCATCTAACAAAGATGGTTTAGCCTTCAATGCTTCTTCATTCTGATTCAGTATATCCGCATTAACCTTAGAGAGCGCATAGAGTTCTGGAGAAATTGTATTCTGCATCTTAGGCTGAAATGCACCTTCACCAAAGGTATAGGAATCTCCTTTTTCTCCAAGAAGCTGTTGTACCTGCTGAGACAAATCAAGATTAGCTACATGCAGGTGAGGGCCTGTCCCATGAGGGTCACTAATGACTTCCTGAAATCCTAGCGACCGTGCATAGTCTGCCAGCTGAGACAATACATCATCGTCCCACTGGAGTCCTGACCATGCTATATCGGCCCCCTGTCCTTTATAATGATAGCTCCCTTCTACATGAGAATCATCGTTTGCACCTGCGGTAAGCAGGGGTTCTACACCGAGTTCTCTAGCTTTTTTGAAGAGCATTCCTAATCTTTGATAATAGCTAGGGTCTATCCCCATCATGTCATCAGGTAATTCTGCTGTGTAGTCTGTTGTGTCTGTCCCTGTTGCAGGTGATGCAGAAGCACCACCAACAGCATAAGGGTCAAAATCACTACCATCATACAGAGATGTAAAGACATCTTCAGCAGGAGCCATCCGTATATCTTCATATTGAGGAGCGCAACGTTCGTAGTAAGACGCTATGGCCTTAGCCGCCCCACTCGCACTAGACAAATCAGAAGATTCAATACTCTTCAATGCTTCCTGTTCTGTATTGTGTAATTCCCAGTCTGAAAAAGCCAGCTGTGTATAGATATCATTGATATCATATCCACCATTATCTGCAAACTGCTGTAGCTGTTTCAATCGTTCGTCTTTCCACTGACCTATACCAAAAGATGTACCATCATCCGACCACTTTGTAGGGTCTATGTCTTCTCCGCCACCTGTTTCTATTGCAAAGTTACCTGCCATACCTGCAGAGAATGTAGGAGAATAACCCTGTTGTAAGTACCAATTATAAACAAGTGACATATTATCTGAAACTGCCAATTATGTTCACTCCTTTACATCAAATTCTGCAATCCTCTCTGGAACCAGTCTGTCCAAGAAGAACCTGTTGTTTCGTCTATTTCTTCCTGCGTACTAGTAGAAGCTGGTGTCACTGAATAGGATGTATTGTCACCACTTCCACCATCATCTGTATCAGCTGGCTTCGTTGCAATCCACTGAATTTCGTTACGCATATCAGAAGCCGAATAGATTTGAGAAGCTCCTGTTGTATTAGAATAGAAAGACCAAGAGCCTGTATTATCATCATAATTTACAGACACATCATCAACGTCTGTGTTTGTTTTGTCTGCAAAATCATAAAGGTATGTCTCAAGTGCCTGTTTTGCCCATGTTTGTTCAGAGGCCACCCCACTATTGAAGCAGTTCTTAGGAAATACTGCACCATGGAAGTATGCATAACTTTCCGCTATGTCACTAGCTGTTTCCAGTACAGCCCTTGATGTATCATTAAGGGCCGGCCCATACAGCATAAATTTATCCTGTGCTGTATCAAGAATACGAGCATCCGACAACTGAATAGAAGGAGCATATGCACTGGAGTCTCCCCAGTCTTCCATATCATCAATACTCCATCCTCTGGATATCATTCCTCTGAATTGGGATGCATAGGCATTCTTTGTCGTATCATCCATATCCTTTATTTTGCAGTAGTTTGAATAACCACGTATCAGGGCATTATCTGCATCTGCCTCTCCGGAAGCATCTGCAAATTTCTGTATAGCTCCAATAGCTGTATCCACCTTTTCCCCAAAGACACCAGCAAACTGCCCTTTATTGCTCTGTCTGGCCCTGACCATATATATAATAGAGTTAGGAACACCATTTGATTCTACATCCTGCGATGTGGCACTATTAATTTCCATGAGAATACTATTAGACAGCTGGGAGCGTATGTCATTGACACCCGGATAGCTATAGAGTTTCATAAGGCGCTGGCCCTTTGTGTCTTCATCATCATCAGAAGACAAAATATCCTGCTGTGCTTTCAGGAATGCCATTTTCTTTGTATCTGCATCAACAGCCTTACCACCTACCATTGGTTCCCCTATCTTATTATGGTAGCCATCAAATGCTACACCACCGTCACCATTCATATAGGCATTAATGTTCTCTGCGGCCGCTTCAAGACCTGCTTGTGTCTTTAATGCCCCTTTTACCTGTGTGGCCTGAGCCTTAGCCGCCTTAGCCTTAGCGGCTTTATGTTCCTGTTGCAGGCCATGAATTTCTGGTAACTGCCCCATCGATTCTTCGGCATCATTACGAGCCGTACGACTATTAGATTGAAGACCTTTAATAACATCACCCATGAATCTATCTAAGTTGTTGTCTTTCCCATACTTCTTTCTGTTTGCCATCTTCAGGTTAGACACATGAGCCTTGCGATACTCTAAATTGATAGTATCCAGAGCCATCGGATCTACAAGGTCACTCATAGAAACAGACGTACCATCAAGACGTGTTTCTACTGAGATATTATCCATCATTTTCTTAAAGGCCGGAAAGTCCTTTATAGTGCCTGTAGACAACATCTCTTTTGTGAATATATCTACAAGAGCCTGTCTCTGTTCTGGATTCAGGGCCATCAATTTACCCTGATTGAAAATCTCTTGTGCTTTCTGCTGAATGGTATCAAAAGACATAGAGGGAGCATCATAGATGAGGGAACCTATCTGGGACTTCATGTTGTTAAAGGTCTCAGCGATTCTATCAGAGATATCACGTTCTACATGATTACTTGCCAGCTGTGTCTGGTTCTCTATATGTTTATCATTAAATCCCTGATTGAAAGCTACATCATTAGACACAAGTCCATCATCAAGATATCGCTGTCTATAAGAGCTTGCGAAGTTATCATATCTTGCTACTTCTTCCTGTGGAGTTTTCGCTGGAGAATCTCCATACTGTTCATTGTATGCTATGCGAGCGGCATCACCTAATGCCTGTCCTCGTAATTTATCACTATAGGCTATGAAATAAGGGTTATCTACATTGGAGCCAAAACCATATGTCATAGCTAAATCTATTGTTGAGAGTCGTTCACGGTCTTCAGCAGAAGTAGAACTTATCATCCTGTTCGCTTCTGTAAGTCCGGCATCATTCATTCTTTTTTCACGGTCTGTCAGAAAAGACAACCATGCATTATTGAAATCAGATGTTGCCGAAGCCAGCATAGAAGCAGAAGAAGATGCAGGTGTTGTACCTCGTACACCTTGCACACTCCCTACATTCTCCTGATATCCCTTTTCTGGCTGAGGCATGAACTGCATTTCAGCGCCTATAGCACTAGCAATCCGTTTCGCCATGTTGCACCTCTTCTCGATAAACCATTTTCAGAATAATTATATTTAAGACCACTCGTCAGGTCTGTACCAAAATAGGAGCTGGCAGGATTCATAGCAAAGATACCTGTTCCATTAAACATATTCTCTTTTGCTATATATTTGTCTAAATCCACACCATGCACATTGTCTACTGTATATTTGTATGCGCCATCTGGAGATGAATAAGTTGATGTAGACGCTCCTTTATTTGTACTCCCGGTGACACCAGCTTTCTTTCTCATGCTCCCTATGTTCTGCAAGGTATTATAGGTATTGAAGAAATCACTTGCTATATTCATAAGAGACGTAAAGTATGATGGTGTCTCAACAGGAGCTATACTGTTGATAGCATTTTTGGTGTTGATGAGTGTCGTCTCTTTATTCAAATCTATTTCATTATTTTGTCTTTCATAATTCGCCTGAGCCTGAGAAGCTACACGAGATTCATCTGCACGAATAGACCGATTAATCAAAGAAGCTGTACGGCCACCACCTGCCAACTCTTCGTTTACAGCGGCTTTTACAGACGCTTCCTGCCTCTTAGACTGCAAGCGCATTTTAGTCATTGCTTCTATCTGGGATGCAAACAATGCTCTTCGTTGTGTCTCGTAGTTCTGAAAAGAATAGTTCATGGACTGGATGTAACCTTGAGCTGTTTTGTTGTTTGCATCAATTTGAGACTGCAATGCTTTATGTGTTGCATTTTGTTTTGAAATAGCATTTAATGCAGACACACCAATAGTAAGTGCTGTGGTGCACATATCATCATCACATCTCCTTTACTCTCGTAGTATACAGACAATCCCAGTCCAGCCCTATGATAGATAATGGAACAGGCATATCGGATTCAACAGAAATAGTTACCGTATCATTTTTCTTATGCACCGGAATATCAAATTTACCATTAGAACCTAATAGTTTTCCCAGTCGTGAAGAACTTTCTCCAAGTATCTTACTCGTCATCCGATATATATAAGCCGAACCCCCAACATAGGATACTTTCACTTGTAGATATCCTGTATTAACATAGTTTATATGAAGATTCTTTATTTGTGTCCTTCCTGTTGCGTAGGACTGTATATTACCTGAATCGTTCTTCTTTAAATAGAATGTAGAAAAGACAATCTTAAATGTATACTCTTCTCCAACTATGACATGCTTCTTAGAATAATCACCATCAAGATAGACACATCCATCTGTGACCTGCATGTCTTTGTGCATGAATCCTTCTGGTGTGATAAGACACATATCATGCAATGGTGTTTCATCTGTGAATGCATAAGCACTTTTCAGGTTAAAACAGGTCTTTTCCGTTGTTGAATTGTACACACCATTACTCAACACTTTCTTCTGGTCTAAGAACACACGATAAAGTTCGTCATCTTCAAAGTCCTTTATGTTAACAGAAAAGTCCATCATCTCCATGTTGATTTGTGTTCCTCGCCGGATCAGGAGATATAATCTACTACCAATAAATCCAGCACCATAAATTTCTCCATCAAACACCCATTTAGACCAAGAAGACTGTATGCGTTCTTCATTGGCAAACAAGTACTTATAGATATAAATAGTATCTGTAGCCCCATTCGTCAAACAGAATAAGACATTCTCAGATGTAGAGGACACAATCTCATAGACACCAGCTTCAATATAGTTTGGTATATGAGATGTTATGTCTTGAGCGTTTTTCATCTGTGAAATATCCTGTACTGTATAGTATTCTCTAATGGTCGTAAAATCACCATGCTCTGATGGAAAATACATGTTCTTCCCTGCTACCTTTGGCTGGCAATCAGGAGAACTATTGAACTGTGTAATTTCTGTTGGTGAAGCTGTTTTTGGTGTCAAGGTAGAATCAGCACGTATGATAAACTGAGTGTCATTAGAAAATGCGTAAAGGTCTTCTGAGAAGACAACAATGTAATTAATCAGATTAGCCTTTGTAGACGTAATTGGTACATCAATACCATCTGTGTCTAATAGGTCATTCGCTGTTGTCATCCACCAGTTAAAGTACTCTCCTGATTCAGACATAATGATGTTTTCATCGGATGAGACACCTAGTCTGTTTCTATAGAAGAAAATACTGGATAGTGTCTTATCAATAAATGATGGATAAGGATTGCTGTCATCATCACCAACTTTACGTTCCTTCCATGTCAGCTTTTTAAATGTAAAGGTATCATCTGCATTATGTACAAGAGCATGTGGCATTGTTGTTGCGTCTATTTCAATGTTGATATTTGGACATATGCACTCTTCCCATACATTATTGGCTTTAGAATACTTTACATAATAACTACCCTCTGAAGCTCCGTTAGGGTCTCCCTTTACTTTGACACAATAATTATCTGGAGCTGTCGCTGGCAATAGACTAAAACGCTGGATAGACTTCTTAAAATTAATAAGAGCCTGATGGTTGAAACCATCGGCAGTCTGTACAAGACCATTCGATTTTATACGTATCCAGTTGTCTTCATGGTCTGTTGATACACCATTCTTGTTCAACTGTGCATTAATCTGGTCTGCTATGTAGTTTGTGTCTATCTGTTTTGTCTGCTCTGCGGCATCTCCGTTTGGTGTTGTATGCGAACATTTAGAGACACCATCAATCCATACCTGATAGGTACGACCATACTGGCCCTGTTTGACATACAACATACTTCCTTGTGACGAAAAGTAGTCAGGAGATTTTTTAGAAGTCATCTTTACAACCTTTTTCGTGTTTAAGATGAACGTATAGTCCGCTACGGTCATTCCTCGTAAATCATCTCTGGGATTGTCTGTCTTTAAATAATCAGCATCTTCTATGTGTACGATCTTTTCTGTACCATACATGTCATAGACCTTCAATGTGTTATTTGCAAAGACAACCATATATTTCTGCTGTTTGTCTCTATCAATAAAATGCACAAGAGGTTTGCTTCCTTTAGTAAGATTTAACCCTGTCAATGTTTTTAGATGAATTGTGGGAACCCGTTTCTGGAGTCCTGATACTTCTGTGGAGAAGCCATTTATTTGTTCTTCTAACTGTTCAGGGAATCTTAAAAGTGGTGGCTGTTGTGAAATACCTTGCACAAAGTTTTTAATACTTTGTGAATACAGTGCCATTCTTCATCAACTCCTCTGCAACAATGATTGCATACCCGTGATTTGATACATGTTTGTCCCTGTATCAATACTGTACTGCACAAGGTCTGCATATGACTCTGCCGCTTCTTGATATAGTTCCTGTGATATATTTTCATCACCAAGATAACGTGCCTGAAACTGGATAGCGGCTTTTGCTGTAATATATGTTTTGAAGACATCTGGCAAGTCATCAAAGGCCAATGCTTCAATTATTGTCAATATTAAGTCCTCTGAAAATTCATATGTTTTGTCTGTTAAATTATAAACATAATCACCCCGCTTGACATATGTCTTACCGTCAGTAGCTATTATGTCTATCCATGACGGGTTATAACGGATACGCTTAGACAAAGCGTCTGGCTGAAAGACCATATCAGTGTATGTATTGAACAGCCACCCTCTACGTTGTACAGAGCGAGAAACGGTTTCTAAAGACCGTATAGCATTATCAACATCCACTGATTCTGCATTAGATATACTATTTACAGGAGCTTCACCAATAGAGGCTAGAATTAAATTAATTGCGTCTAGTTCGCTAGAAATAAATAACACTAAGTTCAACTCCTTTCAAAGAGGGAATAAAAAGGGAGCAGGCACTCCACTCCCTTTTCCCAAAATAACCCTAGCTTATGCCGGATTGTTGATAACACCCATGAATGTGGATTCAGGACGAAGACCACCAATACCAATAGCGTACTTAGCAATAAGCTGGTCTGCCTGATATTCTGGACGGCGAGCCTGTTCAAAGGCGATATCCTTCAGGGACAGAATACCAACAGAAGTCTTGTGGCAAATCAGCAGAGGGGACTTCGTAGCATAAGCAGTCGGGAATGCATGACCATCGCCCTGAATCGTATTGGTCGGATCATCACCACCAGCGGTTAGATGAGGGCATTCAATAATTTGGAAGCCATCCATGTTGATGACATTAGAATTGCTCAGGGTAGCGGATGCACCATACTGGCTATTCAAGAAGTCAAGGTTAGATGCTAAAGCCGCATGAATTTCAGGAGTTACAAAGCAATAACGGTCGGTAGCAGGTACATAATTACTAGCCATCTTAGCTTTTACCTGAAGCAGAATCTTACGTACAGCTACACCAGTTTCCTTATTGATACCCAGCGTATTACCCGTTGCCAGTGTTTCCGTAATGACACCACCTTTACCAAGGCCAGCTACGTTTTCAGACGTATTCAATGCTTCCTTAGCGACTTCAGCGAGGACAGAAGCATCCATAGAAATGGCCAGTGCTTCCCCAAGCTGTGTTGCATAGGGAGAGCGGAAATCATAGTGTGCAATAAATTCATCAATATCAGACACAAGGCAGTCCGTCGTTAACAGACCATCAATAACAATCGTGCGTTCACCCTGCTGGATGTTTTCACGCTTATCATCAAGGCTCTGCCCACTCTTCAGGTAATGCGCTTTTGTCCGGCCGAATACAGGGAACTGTGCGGATTTACCAGACTGGATAGAACGCTTTACGAATTTACCATTTGTTACGGATGCACGAGCAAACGCTGTGAGAGTTTCACCACTAAAGACTTTAAGGGCAAGTGCAAGTTTCTGAGCGTCCGTTGCTGTCTGGGTACCAATCGCCATTGGAGATGCAATAGTAATATTTGCCATAATTAATATCATCCACCTTTCAAAATAGAAAAATTATATATATATATATATATAGAAAAAGACATCCAGTTCTTGAGTGTCTTTACTACCAAAATTTTAATGGCCGTTACAATTTCATATTAAAACAATTTAGAGTTCTTAACTTTACGATATACTTCTTTCGTGAACTTAGGGTCTGTCTGGTATCGAGGGTCAGACATATCTTTAATCATGTCCGCTGTTGTTTCATAACCAGCCATATCAACAGCAGGAGCAGAACGGCCAATGATAGAGGCTTTCTGTGTACCATACTGCTTTACCATCTGGCCTTTAATGCCATCCAGTGTCAATTTAATCTGCATCAGATTTTCACTGTCGAGCGTAGCATTGAATGCATCACGGACAGCCTGAGGCCGGGCAGACACAAACTGCTGAATCCGTGCATACTCTTCCTGTCCACCTGCAAGATTAAAGACATCATTAACAAAACGCTGAGAAGCGGCTTCCCATCCATTAATAACACCATCAACAACAGCCTTAGGATATCCAGCCTGTTCAAGTCTTGCATAGGATTCAGAAGACAGAGAACCATTATTCATGTACTCTGCTTCAAGAGCATTGAAATCAACACCTTTGGACACAAGGTCTTTTTCAGCATCTTCAAGAGCCTTATGTGCAGTATCTAACTGCTGATTTGTCCCTTCTTCGGTTTTAGGTGTTGTGTCTTCCGCTTCTGTTGTCTGTGTTTCTTCTGCTGGTTGATTGTCTTCTCCAGCAACTTCATCAATAATACCATCTACGCTTTCTGCTGTATCTTTTACAGCTACCTGTGTATTAGAGGGAGTCTGAGAGACAATAACAGTATCTTCTGCCTTTTCCTCTGTTGCTGGTACATTTACGTTATTCGTAGTTTCTTCCAATTATGTTCACCCTTTCTGTGTAGCTTCCTGTACTGCTCCTTGCGCTAATGGTGAGGCCATCTGCTGTGCCATCTGTTGCTGGAGCATCTGTTGCTGTACTGCTTGATATTCTTCATCACTCATAACCAAGGTAGATGCATCGACACCTAAAGCAGTACCTAATTGCAATAAGACATTCCCCACTTTGAGTCTGTTCTGGAAATCTGGGATGGTAGCACCAATCTGTAAGAACTGCTCAATCTTCGTTAAATCATGTCCTCTGCCTAATGCTTCCATACCAGTTATGATATGTGTCTGTACACCTTCGGCACCCTCTGGGATGTCTGGCAGAGAACCTTGCGCCATTAACTGCGCCATGATGCAACGCACCAGCGGCAACTGTAATTCAAGAGACAACAAAGAATAGATATTCCCTACGCTGTCTTCGAGTTCATTGGCTACATAACGGATTTCTTCAGCTGTGACACGTTCTGCATTACGCTGTACAGAACTGTTCAGCAGGAATGCGAACGACAAATTACTTTGAAGTTCCTGCTTGTGCTGATATGCTACCTGCAAATCATTGACCTTATTCAGCTGGAAAGCTACAACATCACCTTCCTTACCCTTCACAAAGTCACCTGTCTGGGCATTTTTGAGCTTATCAACACGTAGCGTGCTGGATGGAGACACAAGGAACAAGGCGAACGCTGAAAGTGTTGCCATCTCTGCTATCGCTTCGCTGATCGTATCAAGTGATTTTAAATCCCCATAGTATTCATCTACATAGGAACGTCCGTAAGATTCACCATCCATCTTTCTTAATCTCAAGGGTATCCAAGGAACTTTGTCTTTCGGGAACTGCTGGTCACTACCTGATACAACTTCACCTTCGATCTCCTGATACATATAATATGTCTCATCATCACCAAGGTATACATGTGTGTAGACATCTATGTTTTTGTCTGGATTAGTGTCTTCAGATACATGCACTTTAGCTTCTGGTGGAAGAGCGGCATAACTGATACTGTCTTTAGCTATCAGCTCTATCCATGTGCCTGTACCATCCCGGACAACAACATAGTTATTGAGTTTATATAATTTAATACCGCCTTCTTTAGGTGGCAGATATAACAAACAATTACCAGCCACAATCAGCTGTAAAACACCTTCACTGATTGTTATACGACACCTATTCGCTTCCATGTAGTCCATAAGCTGGCGTTCAATACTACTCATGAGCTGGTCTATCTTAGTCATTGCCGAGGTGTCTCCTGACGCGTTTACCTGTTGTTTTGCTAAATCTCCTAACTCCAGCCGGAAGAATGGCTCATTTGGCGGAAAGAGAGCCAGCATGATTTTAGACGCAAGATTGTTAACACCTCTTGCACCAATACTCTGAAATGGAGTTTTGTATGTCGTAGTGTAGTTGTCTGTCTCTTCTGGAAACAGCATAGGAATGGTAACTTTAGCATTCCGTACAGCCCTATCAACATACATCTTTCTTTCTGATGACAATTTGTCATAACGAGATTTAACAGAATCCTCTGTATAGAATGATAATAGTTTATTGTCACTCATACGTTGATACCTGTTCCGCCACCACTAGAACTAGAGGAAGAAGACACATACAAAGAGTTCTTTCCTCGTTTCTTCTTGATATTCTGAACATTCACATCATATTCAGCCTGTTCTGCCGCTGTTGGTGCAGGTGCGGCCTGAGACACTACAATTTGCTGAGGCTGTGAAGCCTGTGCGTTATTAGAGTAGTTACCACCTGTTACACCACCAACAACACTTTTTACTGTTTTCGTGACACCATGCCACGCTTTAGACAAGGTATGTCCTACCCAGCCACCACTTGCCATTAAAGACCACCTCTTCCTGTATAATCATTTGTGGAACCTGTACCGCTATTTGGTCTGACATACAGACTTGACAGTCCACGCTTTTTCTTTTTGTCTACTGCTGTATCTGTCTCACTCCCCATAACAGGAGCATCAGCTGTTTGTGCTTCTGTGCTGGGGACTAAATCTGCCGCTGTGACAGATGGTTGTACAGTAGATGAGACAGAATACCTTTTGGAACCCCAGCCCAATATACCACTGACGAGGTTCCCAATCCAACCACCACTGGCCATATCAATCGTTCCTTTCTGCTAAAGACCGTAAAACTTCAATGACTTCCGTTGCACCTTTCATATAGCCTATTCGTTCATCATTGTTTTCGAGGTCTGCTTCTATAAAAAAATCAGGTGTGTAAATTGCCTCAAGGTATGCTACGACATCTAAAGGCACATAAGGTAATTCATCATGCATCATAATTTACAACTCCTTTAAATAGGACTCACCATAGACAACAAATCCATGCTTCTTATACATATTCTGTACAATCTGTGAATCCTGAACCATACTACTGCCAGATAAAATTAAAGAGCATCCTCTATTTTTTGCTTCCTTTTCGAGATAGGAGACAGCAAAGGAACCAAAACCCGACGGACGTTTTGACAAAGACACAAGCATGTCTTCTACCAACACAATACCTTCAATCCACCAGAGTGCTACCACATCAAAGGCGACCACACCAACCCATTCTTTAGTGTCTGCATCAGCGAATACATGTAATTCTTCATGCCACCACATCTGCCACAAAATTTTAGATAGTTCTTCATTACTCTTGCGATGTTTGAATAATGGTGTTGCTTGTTTGTCTGCAAGGTCTGCAATGATAGACACAAGTTTATCAAAATCACTAGGTGTCATTCGTGTTACTTCTTCAAATCGTTTGGTGTCCATAATTTTATCTTTCCTTTCTCATAATCTCCAGCCTGCAAAATGTGTGCGACACGAGCCTGTAACAATGCATCCTGTTCTGTTTGTCCAGCACGTTTAAAACTATCCACAACAGCTTCCCATGTTGGATTATCTTGCAAAATGCGTTCTGCTCTAACCTTCCCTACTTTCGGACAACCTGTATAGTTGTCTGCTGTGTCCCCTACAAGAGTTTGATATAACAAATGGTAATCAGCTTCTTGCGCTGACACACTAATCAATGTGTCTGACAATATGTTATATATCTTTGTGGGAACCGTGTTCATATCTTTATCACCAGAGAGAATAATGTTATTGTCTTTCTTCTCTCCAGTTGCAAGAATACCTATGACATCATCTGCCTCTAGGTGTTGTAGCTGAACACTATCACATTCATCTTTTACCCATTGTTTCAGCGCATAGTATGCAACTGGTTTTCTCTTGCCTACACGATTCATCTTATACGTAGGTAGGAGCTTCTTTCTAAAATTGGATGAATCATCTGAGAATGCATAAATAACTTTTACATCCCCTGTATACCCATCCAGCTCTAATGCTCTTCCTATCCATTCATCCATATGATCCATGAGATACGCTTTGGTTTCTGAGAAATCAGAGTGCAATGTCCAAAGACCATCCCCCCAGTCAATTTCATGTTCACAAGATGAGCAAGCCCGAAAGACAACCATATCAGCATCTACCAAAATGTTTATAGGGTCTTTAAAAGGATTGTACATTATTCGTCATTCCCCTCTGCTTTCACATAGAGACCACAACGACACGTATTATACTTCCGCATGTACTTACAGGGACATAAGGTATCAGGTGTCTTAGATGGCTGACAAGGACAATAGCCCTTATTCAGTTCTAAACGAGCCGTTATGGTGTCATACACCTTTGATTGTCTCGTTACTACCATATGTCTCTTTTTCAAGAAGTCACTGTTATCTCCGTACACTTTATACACTGCTGTCATTTGGTACTACCCCCAATTCTTTTACTAACGGAAGACCTTCTACCCACGTACAGAATTGCTTCCACTCAGGAAGTCTATGTGTCTTTCTCTGTGCGTAGATATTCTTTAGTTGTAAATAGTTCGTAGTGATACGTGCTGTTAATAAAAGGCCACTAGGATAGCTATATATCATTCTAAGCCAGTTATCTTCCGTAGGATTCTTTACATAATCTTTCACAATCTGCAAAAACAAGTCTGCTATCTTTTTATCCGTGTAGGAGATATAACGAACATCCATTTTTGATAACATGTGCATAGTAGACATAGAAGACACAAAATCAAAGAAGTGATACCGCTCTGCTTCTGGCCATATCTTTTCTGTGAATGTCAAATCAAATTGTGCAATAATACCTTTAAGAAAACAATCATGACCAGAACCAGCTAAAGCACTGCCAAGTTTCAATGCACGTTTAGCATCCTTTTCCGTTACCTTGTGCATCTTAGGATTGATATGTGTTGCCATCGGATACCCAGAAGCTACAACAGACTCTTCTAGCCCGTACACACATGTGTTGTCTATGATACGATAATCAATTTCGTTCATACTTTGAGTGTCTCCTTTCAGCTTTTGCTAGTTCTCGTTGTGTCTTTTCATCATTCGGATATGTGACATGACCACAAGAGCATTGAATAGATTCAACGTTTTTTGTGAATCCTGTTAAAAGAGTACGGCCACATTTAGAGCATCTAAGACGTTTAGCATACATACTAGTTATCCCCCTTAGCAATCAGTTCGGCATATTTCAATATTGCGTTGTACCGAGACATGATTTTATCTTTGTTCTTTTTCGCTTCTTCAAATGTGCGGAAGCAATTTCCCATAGCTTTATTTAACATATCGCTAAAGTTCCATTCGCAATACATACTTTTGTAAGGCTCTTCAGTGGGTAGCAAGATTGAGTAATAATCTTTACCATCCTCAGGGACGAAAATAGCCTTTTCTGCTAAACGCTGAACAGCTAACTTTAAACCTATTTCAAGATTAAAAGCATCCTCAGGGTGACATTTTGAAATACCTTTATTTCCCCTATCATCTTTCACAATAATTTTTCCGTTTTTGTGGATAGACACATGTGCAAGGCATGTTCCCTCAGGTAAAAACTCTTTCTCATACTTAGCAATAACAGCCTCAGCATAAGATTGAAACTCTTTACTGTCTACTAAATTTATATCAAATTTCATCATAATTATGTCTCCTTCATATCAATGACATTCATACCAGTTATGCCCAATAATACCTTCTGTATCTAGCTGGACATTAAAATGAAAATATTCTTGTGTGTCTCTCATTGCCTGTTGTGCTTCTTCACATACAATCTTTGCTATATCTTCTGTTCGACACGCTATTTGCTGTTCGTCATGAATCCATGCCATCAGACAAAAGTCGCCATCCCATCCATGTCGTAGACCTCTAGCCAACAATCTACGTTCCGTAGTGACAATCCACTTCTTACATATCAATGCGCCAGCTGATTGTAAGAGCAGATTTAATGCACTGTGAACGCTTCGTACATGTAATTTGCGTCTGTCAAGACCATAAAGGAAATGACGCTTCCATGTGATTTTAGGTTTCCCATGACCACTTTTAAAATCAATAGGATACACAAGAGCATTTTCAACCGCTTGTCTGAGCTTCGCAATAGCAGGGATAGCCTTATTGAATCTCCTCTTAATCTGCTTTCCCTGTCCTGCTGAACCCCCTATGATTTTTCCAATCTTTGCATCTCCTGCTCCATACTTTGTATTCCCTAGAGGTCGCAAGCCCCTAAGCGTTCTCTTATGAACTGCTTTATGTCACCATAAAGAATAGACTATCTCATCAATGTCCACCGCTTCCACCATCATTAGCTTATGGTGTACTTCCTTTCGGAATAGTCGTTACACTTTATTTTGAAGAATATAAGCTTTTATCTGTTCAAAACTTCTATATCTACGCATATTTCGCTGTACTTTCAGACATTCAGGGCAATATTTTTGATTAGGTGCTTTAGCTGTATAGGGTTCACCACATATTAGGCATACCTTTTCATACGTCTTAGGTATATTATTTATACACTTATGCTCTAATTGATGGCAACGCTTACACAATAACTCATAATTTCCTTCTGAATTATCATAATGATTATGGTTTTTATGATGCACTGCCCACTCATAATGTCCTGCATTTGTTAAATCTTTGCCACAACGTTCACATTTGCCAATCTTAGCTTTAATCTCAGCCCTTTTTCTGACAAATCCCCCTTCACCATATTTATACTGGGGATGCTCCTTCCCTTTATAATGATTAGTTTTATTCATATAAATGCGTACTCCTTCAAAATCTTAGCACGGTATTGTCTCAACAAGGAGAGTTTCACCGTTTTCAATGGATTTTAATTCCTCAATGTTACATAAGGAATGCGTAAATAAACGTCTTCGCTTGATTACGCGTAGGCAACCCAGCGGCTTCTTGGTTCATGGTGTGTATGTCTCCATTCAAAATAGTATGAGCATATTTACCACCATCATACTTGTACATAAAATGTGCAAGACATCTAAGTTCTAGCCCACAAGCATCAATACCAGCCTGATACCATCCATCTGGGACTTTAAACAACTCCCTACACTCTTTACCATATGGAGAGCCTACATGCGGAACCTGTGCCACGTTTGGCCGAGAATGAGTAGCACGACCGCTAATAGCACCATTCGGAATAACACTTCCATGGATTTTCCCATCCTTTCCAATCATAGACAACCATGCATTCTTTCCGTCTGCTAACTGCCCTAAACGCTTTTTCAGAAGCAACGATTCTTCTAGGTATCCTACAATCTCCCTGACTTCCGCTGGTGCCTGTGTGTCTTCCTTCATGTACTTGAATGTTTCTTCATCAATCTTCAAACGACATGTATTTAAATCAAGCACACTGTCTGGATCATCCACATCATAACAATCTACATTAGAGGGAGAATAACCATAATGTGTTCGTAACAACCACTCTATCTGCTGTCTGCTGTTTGGATTGAAGTCCTTATACTTTTGAAAAGGGACACCAGCTTTATATCCTAGTCGCTTATTGTCTCTTTTTGGGACAAACACTTTATCGGGAATACGAGGCACTACCTGCACCAATTTAGCTATCAATACGCCGGCTCTAGCTCTTAATGTCGCTTCCAGCTTCAACGCCTTTTCTGTGTCGAATGGGAACCCATTCTTTTCTTGTTTAGACATAAGCCATGCTACATCATGTTCCAGTTCTATAGCCTGTTTTGAGTAGTCATAGGATTGTAATTTCTCTAAGAGTTTTACCGTTACAACAACGTCCTGCTTATTATATGCAAGCATCTCAGGGTTGTAACAGGCCCATGCATCATCTTCTTCTCCATAAGTACCCTTTAGTTCTCCTAACCGATATCCCCACGCTTTCAGGCTATGAGATTTAAATAATTTTGATGGAAGAACTTTCTTTTTCATCAAGGAGCTATCCCAATCCTCTATGTGCGTAAAGATGAGTCTGGAAAGAACAAGAGTATCTACTACATTATGTTTTAACTCTGGAGATAAGACAAACCAGTCAAAGAGTTTTGCAAGTGTTGGTAAATCATAATTTATGATGTTATGACCACACAAAGTGTCACCCTTTGTCCATCTGTCATACATCCATCTGGCACCTTGTTTGGCATGTACATCATCGAACTGTTTCATCTCCTGTTTGTCTGTATCATAGACACTCAGACAAAAGAGCTGAGACACATCTTCATACAATCCATCTGTTTCAATATCAAAGACAAGCATAGAACCACCTTTCCTTTTACTCCTTCAGCTTTTCACACATTTCATTCAAGGAATCAATCTGTAATTGCTCCTGCTCTTTCTGTGCTTCTAACGCTGTAATAATCTGCTGTTTGATTGCAATTATTTTCAGCACTCGTTTCAGTGCCTTTTCTTTCATCTTAGATACCTGAGATTCATAGAATGTGATAAGATTCATATAAATGTTCAGTAATTTCACATCATCACCTCTTTATATTCAACTTGTGATAATATCTTTTACCTGCTTCTTTCTGTCTAGCTTCTGAGAAGTTACTAATGCGTTTCAGATAACCAATGACTCGTGTTCCATAATCAACATTCGTACTATTGCAATGTGTACAATACCCTGTTGTCTCTGGATTGATATAGCCACAATCATTACAAATGGTGCATAATACATTTGTTGTCCAATACTGCACACCAAACTTTGCACACAAATCATATAAATGTGCAAACTGGGTAGCACTCAACAACTGCTCTAAATTCAAATGTAGAGCCGAGCCACCATCAAGATTATCTGTGATATCTTTTGAATACAGTTTGAGCTTATCCAGCACCGACATAAATTCATCTTCCACTGGATAGAAATAACTATTATAGCAAGCTCTAGGGACATATAGTCCGTCTTCTTTATCCCATTTAGCATTTTTTACACCTAAATTTTCTGCCGGGACAAATTCAGTATTGAAGCGTACTCCATACTTTTTGCTATCTGTAGCATTCAAATCTTTGATTAAGTGAAGAATATCTACAAGATACTCTTCGTAGTCGTACATATCATAATCTATGCGACCACAGCCCTGTAAGAACTCATAGCCTTCAAGCACACCATTGACACCAACAGTCAAGAACTGTTTGTCTAAATCCATAAAACCTTGTGTGTACGCTGGAAGCAAGCCAGCATCAATATAGTCTTTCAGTACTGCTTTATGGGCAGTCAAATACTTATGCACACGCTGTACCAACTCTGTCAACTTTTCGTGCTTCTGTATGACACGATTAATGTTGATTGTGATGACACGAGCAGAACCAGTTACAACACCACCAGCACCAAGCGTGTAACTAAATGTGTTGTCTACCAGCTCATTACGCAAACGACAACAAGATGCAAGACTGTCAACACGATCAGACATATAAACAAAGAAAGACAAACCAAGTGAGTTCATATATGCTAAATAATCTTTAAAATCTGGGTCTTTGAATTTTTTGTCTTTATCATATAACAGTGCGGCTGTCACAACCGGGAATGTCAAAAGCTCTTTCTTTCGTTCTTCTCTGAACCAATCAAGGAAAAACAACTGGAGCTTATATACATGGTCAATGTCCACTTTAGAGCCATCAGGATAGTAAAAACCACCAAACATTTCTTTGAGATAATCATGGTCAAAGACACTGATATTCCAAAAGACACTCTGGTCTCCTCTGGCGCTAGCTGGCTGATTAAGAGCATAGACAACACCCTGTAACTCCTGTTTTATGTCTAACTTATGTGTTGTCAAATAATCGGAACCATAGGTCTTTCTTGCAAAATAATCAAACATATGCAGAAACTCAACGGTCGCTATAGCACCACTGAAATTACTGGCAATCTGATAGACAAGATTAACAAATGAGCCGCAAAAACTACGGATATTCTTTGGTGCCTTAGACACACCACCTAAACATTTTGTACCTTCCAGTAAGAAAGGGTATAGGGTAATACTAGCACAATAAGGCTTTAAAGAAGTCTCATCATGCGTATAGATATAATGATTTGCAAGGTCTTCTTCATACTTTTCTGCCAGTTCTGCATCATACATATATTTCAGTTTGTTTTTAACGAGCTTACGATTAATCATAATAGTGTCTGGCTTGAAAAGCTCTGCTTCTAGACCTGCTATGGTCTTCTGTGTTACATTTGAGTTTGCATCCACCTTAGAAGCCGTAGCTGCATTAGAGGCTTTAGCGTACTCATGGATGTAACGAATTTTATCTTCTACATTCTTAGGAAACACTACATACACCTACTTCCAAAATTTCTTTGTCATATCAACAAGGTGATTTGTTGATGAATGCACTATATCAAATTTATCAACAAAGAAAATCGTTTCAATTTTATAAAATTTCTGATTTGTAGTCTTACTTTGAAGACCACCTTTATCTGCTTGATAAGAGCCTGTCTTCAGCCACGTACAACCACCTTTTACAGCAACATCTATATCATTTTGTACTGTGTCTCTCCCTGAATAAAGACAAACAGGAGCAATCCATGATAAATTGCAAAGGAGCTCTATCAGGTCTTTTTCACTAATTTGCCGGGACGTTGTTCCACCTAAGACAACAATAGCATTCGCTCCAGCATCTATCTGGTCTGTGGCCCAGCGTATCAGGTAATTACTATCTGTTAAGTTCTGTACATCCTCGCTGAGTTCTGGAGAGTGACAACCAACACAACCAGCATCACAACCACCCAGTTCAAAATATACAGCCATCCTATCAGGCACTTCATTAAACGTTATTCCCTTGCGTACAAGAGGGACTAAAACTGACATGCTTCTTCATCTCCCATCAATCTATGTTTGTCTTTATTCCAATACAGGTATCCAGCTAACCCTGTAGTACCAGCAAACCGATTTTTCAGCACACGTATCTTTATCATATTGCGTTCTTCTTCATCTGTGGCTTGTTGGTTTCGCTCCAGTGCCAGTACTTCATCCGGCAACTGTTTCAGCGTCCCACTACCACGTAAATCATCCAGCGATATTATGCCACCTTCTTCAAAGCTGTTTTCTTTATTCATGGTCTTTTTCAGATGACTAATGACAATCATTCCAACCCCTGTTTCTTCCACAAGAGACCTTAACTGTGTCATGAGTTTGTCTATGGTCTTGCGCTCATCCCCACCCTCATCCATACCTGATACGGCTATAGATATATGGTCAAAGATGATAAAATCACACTGCTCTGCGACCGCTAAATAGCGGATTCTAGACAACAAATTACCACTTTCGATAGAACCAAAGTGATCATACAAGACAAAATGCTTATCGCTGAATAATTCTTCATATGCTTTCCGTAGCTCTTTTTTGTCTATTTTAGCCCACATCAATGACAAGGGCTTAGACACATGAATAGACAACAGTTCACGAACTGTCTTTTTGGGATTTTCTTCGAGGAAGACAAGGCCAATTTTCAGACCATCCTGCACCTTTAGTTTGTAAGCAATCTCTCTGGCCGCTGTTGACTTACCGATCCCAGTACCAGCTGTAAGCATAACAAGCTCACCCTTTCGAATACCATGTGTCATGCTATTCAAGCCCTTACACCATGGATAATCATAACATTTTGATTCTATATCATCCTCAAAAAAAGCATCTTCGATATCAGCGGCGTTGATAATCCCATCAGGTCTGTACTCTTTCGCTGTGAAAATAGCATTGATGATAGCATCACCCTTGCCAGCCAGTAGACAGGCATTAGCATCTTTTTCTGGTAGGTCTGCTATCTTCATTTTGTGTGGCGACAACATGCCCTGTACGTCTTCTACTGCCTTTCTGCCCTGAGTGTCCATATCAAACATAACAATAACTTCTTCGAACCCTTCTAGCCATTCAAGGTTTTTAGAGAACACTTTCTTAGCACTACCACAACCAAAAGGCAGTGAAACAACAGGCCATTTATTGCCCCCCGTCTGGGATACAGTAAGACAATCAATTTCTCCTTCTGTAATAACCAGCTTCTTACCATGATTAAAAAGGTGCTGTCCAAAAAAGATATCCATTGCTGTACCTAAGACATAAAATTTTTTATCTTTTGTGCGTAGCTTCTGAAACTGGACTACACCATCATCTGTTAGATACTGTGCTACCTGAACGGTATTATTGCCTGTGTGAGACACACCATATTTATACCGCTTGCATGTCTCTGCTGTAATACCTCGTGCTTTCAAGTCTCGTATTTCTATATCATTTTGCTCTATTATTTTTTGCTTCATGACCACGCTGTTCTCCTTTTTGTCTGGAAATTCTGTATGATGACAGCTAAAACAATATGTATGGCCATCATCATAGAGAGAAGCGGCATCATGACTGCCACAATAGGGGCATGGGATATGTGCTTGCACAACCTCAGACATTATCTTCATCCCCAAAATGTACAGGTAACTTATGCAAGATATGCACCTGCTGTAGTGCTTTACGCTGTCCATCTGTGATATGATCTTTATTGTCCACACCTACCAGCAGACAATAGACAGAATCACGAACATGACTAAGACGGTAATCAGCATACGCATAAAAAGGGACACCCTCCGCAATCTCGCCCGTGGGTAAAATAATGAAATGGTATCCGATATTAAACAATCCCTTTCTACGTTGCTTCTTGTAAATGTCCTTAACAGACATCTTTTTTGGTTCAAATAGTACTCTAATCATGTTCGTGTCCTCTCTTTCTTTGTATTTTAAATTCATACAATCTCACCTCTTCTTTTTCGGGATGAGACCTTTCATGTTCTTTTTAGATTCGCTGAACCACGAGGCAGGAATAACTCGTCTGGAGAACTTAAATCCATATTTGTTCGCCCAGTCTTCATAGGTAGTTTTACTTCCCTTATAGAGCTTCATCTTCGGATTCTGAAAGACAAAACGAATATCCAGTTCTGGATACTGCTCTTTAATCAGCAGATGTTTTTGTCTATCCTCTCGCTCAAAAATCCCTTTAGCCTCAATGATAATGCCATTTGGCAAGACAAAATCTGGTGTGTACTTATGTTTTGTTGCTGGTTTTGTATATTCAATATAGAAGTCCTCGTATGATTCTTTCTGCTTGAACTCTCTCAGCTGTACACTTATGCTGTCTTCAAATTTGCTTCTTTTCTGTGGTCGTTTATATGTAAACACACCCCCATTAAAATAGCTCCTGTTCAGGTCTCATCACCACTCTTTAAAAATCTTCATCGTCCGGGAAAGGCACATCTGCATCACATGCAGTCTGTTCTGTCCCTTCTGCCTCTTCATCTGCCACGGTAGCACTATCAAAAGCACCTTCATGATCAGTAAATCCAAAAGTACTGGCATCTGCTCCCGCACCATACGGAATGTACTTTAACAACTGCATAGCATCTAATCGGAAAGACACACCAAAATTCTTCGATGTATTCCAGTATGGGAATAACTGGTACGCTACGACCACTTCGCTACCATTCCCGATTGTTGCTTTAATTTTGGCAGATACAGGTTTTCCATGTCCGTCAAAAACAGGAACAACTTTTTCCAGTGTCTTACCTGCTTTTGTCGTAATCACTGCATTTGTAACAAATTTAATAGTGGCATCACCGTTATCATCTTCACGATACGAACCAAAATTAGGTTCACCGACCATTCGTTTCTGGTTCTTTTCTTTAAATTCTTCAAAGACAACACGTGCTTCTTCCATAATTGTCTTCAGGTCTTCCACCGAGGGCATTAACGTTACTGTCAGCTTATTTGTACTCTGCCCTTTGAATGTTTCTGGTTCTACGACATGGCACCATAATGCCTGTCCTTTAATTTTTCCATCACTGTGTTTTGTCATTGTGTAATCTCTCCCTTTTTAAAATTCGTTAATAAATCCATCGGCTTCAGCAATCAATACAGAAGCATATGGTTCATTCAGCGTCAATGATGTAATAGCAACTCTAATTTCATCATCAAGATACGAGTGCTTCTTCATAGATGTTTTCGCAATCACACCAAGTAAGACACAAACATCTTTATCGTACTCTTTGAACCGTAAAAAATTGACAAGTTTCTTTGCATAGTCTAAAGAAGACCTACGCATATGATTCTGCTTTTTGTCGTTCTTCTTGTTAATGGATACCATCTCCCTTTTTGCGTTTTCTTTCTTCTTTAATGTGGAACAATTAATTCTCAGTCATTCTCAAATTGTAATGGTCATTACAATTCTATCCGTTTACCTGACTGTATCATAGACAACCATTCTTCATATCGCTTGATTTTGTCCATCTCTTTCTGAACGTTGTCTTTATGTCCCATGCGTAACCGATATTTCAAAATGTTACCTTTCAGGAATCCGACGAGTTCTTCATGCGTAAACGTTGCTTGCATGACTAAAATAGGTTCCAATACACACTCTTTATAATGAGCATCATGATAAGAACTATTATTGTAAGCAACTGTTGTAATTTCACTTCTAGTAGATACTTTAAGGTTTTCTTTTGAGCAATTTAAACTATTTCCATCCTTGTATGTGATAGACAATCCAGCTTTTGCGACTTCATCCCTGGACAAACCAAGTACATCATAAGCTAACCATACACGCTTACCCTTTTCTTTCCTGCACGCATATACCCATCGTCCCCCTTGTGAGTCTACTGCAAAATAATGGTAATCTTTAACTTTATTATAATCTTCAGCATCAATAATGGCCGAGTAGCCTTTAGTTAATTCGATAATCTCTTTGTTTTCAATCTGTTCTTTTTGCATTTTATTTTCCTTTCTGTGTATAGCTTCAGACACAATAAAATTTAGATATCCTTTAGTTACTTCAATAAACTCTTTGTTTTTATTCTGCTTCTTAGTTCCTTCCAGTGCTTCCAAATCCATCGCTTCCTCGTTTCGTCTCTTTTGTAATATCATCAACTTCTTCTAAATCAAAGACAACATCCTTTACAAGCATCAACTGTGCTATGCGGTCTCCTTCATGTAGGCGTACAACATATGGGCCAATATTTTCTACAAGAAGCATTACCTCTCCTGTGTAGTCATTATCAATAATACCTGTCCCATTGGCCAACCTAAATTTTGTGTCTTTTCCTGTAGATGAGCGTAAATAAACTTCTGCATGATATCCCTTAGGAATATCTAAGGCAAGACCTGTGTGGATCAGATACGCTTTTTCCTGCCCTCGTTGCGGATAGATTGTTTCTGTTTTAGACACAAACAAATCAACACAAGCGGCTTCTGATGAAGCCTTATAAGGTGCTTTTGCATTAGGTGTTAAGCGTTTGAATTTAAGACATAGTTTTTGTCTCATTGTTATCTCTCCTTTTGATAAATAAATATAGTGAAGAAAACGTTTCTTTCTTCAATCCGTGCCACAATTAAATTATTTGGACACCTAATAAAATTTTAGTAATACTGAAAGACAAAAAAAAATTATCTATTATTTTTTAAAAGATAGATTATAGATAATCATAAATAATTACTAAAAGAGAACTTATAAGATTTTATAGTTACGTTTAGTATCTTATAAGTTCTCCTCTTTCTTCAATCCGTGCCACAATTAAATTGTTTGATTGTCTAAAAATCTTTTAGCTATGCAAAGCAGTACTTACTTTCTCTTATTTGCTTGATATCTAGTGTCCCTTTTTTAGGTATTTGTTTTATTTTTGTCTTTTCGGGTAACAAATATTCTATGTCTTTCAACCATTCTTCTAGTAAATTTTTTCCGTCATACATATTGACAAGTTCATCTCGAATACTATTAAACAAATCGTTAGCATGAAATAAATCTGTTCCAAAACTGTCATGAATCATAAAGAAATTTTTGTTTCCTTTTTTATGCTGATTCATAATGACTTTCTGCATATGGCAAGCATCTAAGCTATGAATGAAATTAGGTGCAATCGCCTGTGCTTGCGCTCTAACATCAATATCACCTGTTTCTGTTTGTCTATAAAATCTCATTATGCTTCCTAAAAAACGTAATTTAAATATTTCTGTTTTCATGACAAATTTGTTTTGCTGGACTGGCAAACCATTTGGTGTTACCCATGCAACCGCTTCTCCATTTTTTCCTATTTCTTGTGCTATGCTCTGTAACCAACTCATACCTTCAACAGCCTTTATAACTGTCGTTGATACTGCATCCCATATGAGACCTGCCATATAGTTAGAAGCCTGAGACTTATCGAGGAAAATCGGATTGTCTTCATGTTCATCTTGCCATGGTTTGATTATGTCACTCTTTAAATTTTCTGAAAATCCGTAACGTCCACTACCATAAGCAAGAGTCATGACAGAACGCTTGCATACCTTACGTTTAATACCATCCGTACCAAATTTTTCTTTTCCATACATCATCCATTGTGTTGCCAGCTCTTTTGTCCCATACTGTATCTTTTTGTTCCCTTCTGAATCTGTCAATACCTCTCCTGTCTTTTTGTCAATCTTGTATGTATCTTCTGTTCCTGAGACAACATCTTTTTTCAAGACAATATTTACTTTATCTGCGACAACTTGATAAATGTCATGCACTGTTTCATCTGGTATCAAATTGACGGCCTTACCTCCTATTTCATCCGCTAAGAGCATCGAGAAATGCTGCAGACCTGAGCAGGTTCCATCAAATGATATATGTAATCCAGTTTTAAAGCCAACAGCCGAACCATTATGATCCGCTTGATACTCTCTGAGTCGCTTAAATTCAAAGCAGAAAGACAAAAAACAAAGTGGACTTTCATCTCCTGCGACTTCGTTCCACCATGTAAATTCAAGGGGCGATTTCGCACTTGATATAATCTGGTTTTCGTGTTCCAGTACCCAATTTATGCGCTCCTGGAATGGTTTTTTGTCTAGTCCTGCAAAACCTGCCCCCGCTATGTAGAACCATTTCAGACACTCATCATTTGTCAAGGTGGCTGGCTCTGCAAATAGCAAGAGAGCTTTTTGTAAATCGTCTCCCTGAGGATTAATTTCTGTAGGCATAGGATACAAGCGGCCTCGATAATCCATGTTCCACGGGAAGTATATCTTTTCGTACTGGCTATACTTTTTAGCGACTGCTAGTGTGCAGTTAGTACGTAAAAGTTTTGACTGTCTAGCTCTGTCTCTTTTATACATTGCTGTCAATTTGACTTTATGCTTCTTTAATTCTTCTTCTGTCGGATTTATCAATCTAGGTAGTTCTGGTAAATCGTCTGTACTGGGTAATCCACCGAGTGAACCATGATTAGACATAATGTCAAGACATACATTCAATATCTGGTCATTCACAATAAATGGTGTTTCCTGTAAAGCATTCAGCACATTGAATAAATAAGATAAATCTAGTTGTTCTAAGCGTTTCATATAGTTTTGTACAAAAATATTTGTCTGATTAATGCGCACACGTACCAGTTGAGTGTATTTAGCATTATCGCCATAATATGCACCCTCTTTTATGCTCATCCATTTTTTAGGAGGGATAACGCATGGACAAAACCTTGATTTATTCAGTGCTAATAAGTCTACGTTCTTTGACCATGTTTCAATGAGCCATGCATTTGCACACAAGGTCTTTATGCGTTCTGTCTTTCCTTTTTTGTTTGTGTAGTCTTTATATTCAATCCTAAAATATCCTGAGCCTGAAACGCACATTTCAATCATTTTTGTACTTAACTTGTACATCGCATCTATATCAAATTTAGGTGGATTGTACTTCTGTATCTTGTATGCCTTGTTTGCATACTGTTCTTTATAATATTCACCTACGCGCTTATTCAAGCCAACATCAAAATAGGCTTTATTATGCTTGTCTGCTTGTTTTGTATATGCATATGCTTGTGCTTCTGTGCATAACACTAAAACGACATTTTCATTTAACGTTGTAAACGATGATTCTTTGTTGCTATACAGAGCAAAATTTATCATGTTACTAATTGTTATCATCGTGCATGTTCTGGTTAATATCTGTTCATCGTCAAATATTTGCTTTAATTGGGAGACAGCCTTGAGATATACAGGTACAACGCCTCTTTTCTGTTTCGTAAAAAGAAGAGCATGGATATTGTTAGAGCATGTTTCAAATGCATTTTGTAACAGCTTGCCACCTATTTTTGTTTCACATCCTCTTTTGTCCTCTCTGGCTTTCTCATATGCAGTTTTTAACATTGTCTCTGCTATTGTCTTATATTCAGCTTCTAACTTTAATTGCTCTTCTAAGTTACCTTTTAGTTTATTCATATATACCTGCCACCTTTCCTGTTTTCTTCAATCCGTGCCACAATTAAATTTTTAGGTTTCCTTACAGACTTTTAGCTACCCATTAACCAAACAAATGTTCGCTATTTTGCCTAAAAATTTTGGCAGATGCTAGACAATCCATATCCAACACCTGCCGATTAGTTACCGAACATGTGTTCGCCTTTTCTATTGTATCAGAATTTTATCGTGTCGATGTAGCCGCATAAGCTACATAGGAGACACAACACTATGAAGTACACATATCCTTCTACCATTCGCCATACTTTGAGCATACAAGATTACCTCTTTCATCTCTGTCAACTGAGAAGTGCTTTCCTAATCGACTTTCAACTGTTTTCCGTGTTGTTTCCTGTGCTACCAATTCACAAGAACTTCTATCCCATTCGTTTTCATCCAGCCATTTCGCACGTTCTTTTTTAGAGGGGAAAGCATAGAATGTATATGCATTTCCGTTTAAAGATTCGTACGAAATATGTACACCATACGGGCAATACTCTGCATAAAAGTACTTCATGATTATTCCTCCTATTCTTCTTCTTCCTGTTCTGCATTCGGACACACATCAAGATAAAACATAATGTCAAGGTCACCGTTTTCTATTTCTATGTCGGCAATCCAAAATCCATATTCGTCTAGCAAAATGTCTCTTGCTTCTTCAAGAGTCCGTCCGTCCAGTTCGTCCACTTCAAAGCACCAGTTACCTGTCGTTGTAAGTAAACGTCCCTGATTGAACAACTTATAAGCTAACGTCTTATTCGTCATCGTGTGTTTCATCTGATCCGTACAGTTCATCATAACTAATCCTCTCCTTTTTGGTGGTTTGTCTCATCGGTAGCAGGAGAACCGCTCCTACTAGACAAGAGGCGTTAACCCCTTGTTTCGACCCTTATAATTGATACATTTTATATGCTCCGTGTACAAATCCATCTTGTAAATCCAGCATATAATTTACAATCATTTCTATTTCGGCACCATCGAGACCTTGCCAAAACAAATCTCTACGTAGAGCCATTTTATACTTTGAATACCATCTAAATGCTCCCTCTTTATCCCTCCCTCCTTTTTTTGCATTTTCGTATGTTGCGTGATTGTATAACATCATTTTTATGTCATACATAATGTTTTCTTGTAATTTAACACCATCAATTACATACGCATTTTCTAATAACATGTTGTACCTACCTTTCCGGCCATTGTAATGGCCATTACAATTTTTAAAGGCTTCTAGTGGCCTTTATCGAGTACCTATATTTCTATAGGTACTCTGTAAAAGACACTAGTTTTTGCTGGCTGGCATTACGACTTTACAGTCGCCGCAAACTATGTTTAGTCCCTCTTTCCCTCTTACTTTTTGTCCGCATATAGGACAAATGTAGGTGACTTTGGCAGGTGCTTTTTTGACCTTTTTACGGTTTTTCTGCATTGAGAAGCATGTCTTAAAGGGAAGTATGTACTCTGCTGGCATTTCGGCAAATGCCTTGTCATAGGCGCCACCCGGAATGATGTAGTGACTCATGTTTTGGCCTGTCCTCTTTCCGCCCTCTTTACCCGTGTTGCTTGTCATGAGGCCGACAAACTCCATTTTTTCCGCGAAATCCTTGTTATGGTAGCACCGTCTAGGTGCTGTACCCTCCATTTCTTGCCAAAAATGTACCATTTCATGGACTAAGGTACTGTACACTTCTTTTATCGTCCGTTCTTCATCCCCGTTTTGGATGAAGTCGGGATTAAGAGCTATTTCAGCGGCCTTTATTTCGCCGCCGTCTGTCCATACTGCCGGACAAAAATATCCGTAGACATTGCGGCTACGATTCAGTGTTAAGACACACTGAGTTAATGCACTGCCGAATAACGTTTTGTTGAAATAGTCGTATGCGTTCTGAAGTGCTTGCATCTGTTCTACTGTGTACTTACGTTCCGTTGTCATAATTAAAACCTCTCTTTCAGAATGTTGGCTTGTCTCATCAGTAGGGCGGTTGCCAATCTACCCTAGACAAGAGGCATTAACCTCTTGTTTCGACTCGATGCATTTTTACATATTTTGCGATGATTATTTCATGGATGTTTCCCCAAACTAAACGATATTCTTCCTCGTTTTCGTCCTCGTCTATACCTTGCATCCATAACAAGGTTGTCAATTCGTGCTTGTAGAAAAGGTAGATGTCATCCCATCTGTCAGACATCTTCAGTTCCCCTCGTTCCGCTAAAAGTTCGCGTGTTAATAGTGCATGAGCGCACAAATCAATTTGAGAAATTATTTTTTCTTGCAATTTTTTGCCGTTGATTACGTAATTGTTCGCTTTTGTTAACATGTTTACCACCCTTTCATGTACTGATACGTAATTACATTTTAGTGTATAGTTTGTTGTCTTTCCCTCTTGCAAGTACATAATAACACGAATGTAATTACATGTCAATACAAAATTACAAAAAAATTGTATTTCTTTTTATTGACATGTAATTACTGTGACAGGTATAATAATTATAGACAAAAAAAATGCATAAAGGAAGTGATTATATATGGATAAGCAGGATAAAACAAGAGTTATACAAATCCGCCTGGACAATGAGTTATTAAATAAATTTAATGACATAACTACTGAATATAGTGTAAATAAAAGTGCTTTAATACGCTCATGGATTGAAAAGTATGTAAAAGCTCACGAAAAATAAGGATAATAGACACAAAAAGGTGTTATGTACTGCACTATGACAATACATAACACCTTTTATTATTTTTTAATGTTATCCATTTTATTATTTAAATTTAAGAGGAACTCAACATTTTGTACACATGTTGTTAAATATTCAATATTCATTTTAACAATTTTAATATAATTATCTCTTAATGGTATTTTGACATAATTAAAAATTGTATATAGTAATTCTGATGTATCTTTTGTATATGGCTTAAAAGTAATATATAAAAGATAGATACTAGCTATTTCTTGTAAATAACAATGTTGTTTTAGTCTTGTATACTTATAATATAGTATAAACAATAAAAGTATTAAAAATGCAATAATTACAAAAAGTATCATATTCATAATCTTTACCTCTCTTTCACCTCTTAAAATTGTAATGGCCGTTACAATTATTATACTACACTTCCTGTATTTGTGTCTTCCCTATCGTACTATAAAGGCGATAACATGCAGGATGCGAATCTATGAGAGTCTATGCGATGTATGAGAGTCTATGAGAGTCTATGTGATGTTAAACGGTGTTTATAAGATACATAAACAGATGGCAAATCACGTATATCATAACAATATATGAACAACTATTCATATATCGAAAAAATAGTAGACTGAGTCAACTATCTAAAAAACAAATGACACTTGTGACAGTATCTATGATACAATATAAGTACTTGATAAGCACTAATAAGTCCCGATGAGTGCTTGATAGTGCTGTTCTGAATCTTATTATATATAATAACAGGCATTGTAATGGCCGTTACAATTCCGTTGTGTGAACTTGCAACTTGCATAGATCCTGACGAGTACGATGCGTTATTAAAAGTGACAATGTGATATGAAAAGGTGTCAAATCGAGCGCAAACAGGGCTTATGGGGGACAATGGGAGTGGCGAGCCGTACGGTAAGGGCAGACAGATTTTTTACAATTTTTAAAGTCCGATGAGGAGCGATGAGAAACCATGAAGACACAAAAGAGAAGACCAAAAGGAGAAGGATCTATAATCAAATTACCGAATGGGAACTACAAGGCAACAATCACCATTGGTAAGGGAATTGATGGCAGACAAAAAAGAAAGAGCATTACCAGAAGGACACGCGCAGAAGTTTTAGAGGCCATAACGAACCTAAGAGTAGAATATGGGATAGGCAAGGAAGACATACAGCCCGACAAGAGACTGCAAGAGGTTATAACAGAGTTTTTGTCTTTCAAGGAACAGGAAATAACAGAAACGTCCTATATGAACTATAGGTCTCATATGACTGCTCTACTGCAAGTGTTTGGCAACATCTTCATTAAAGACATAACACCAATTATGATGGAGCAATATTTCAGAAATGTATTGAAGACACAAAAGCCCAGCTCTGTGCTACGTAAGAAAACCATTGTGTCTATGCTGTTCAAATATGCAGTCAAGAAGAAGTATGTGTCTATCAATCCTGTCAAGGAAGCAGTGATACCAATAAAGAAGACACCACCAAAAGCGGCCCTAATGACACTACCAACACCAGAGGAGTTTAAACGACTCCTGATAGAGGCAGACAAAATATCTCATCTCTTATTTGTGATGGTCTATTTTGATTCAGTGACAGGACTACGCAAAGGAGAACTGTTAGGTCTTAAATGGTCTATGGTTGATGCGGACACAAAGACCATCACCATCAATAATCAGAAAGACAGATTTGGTGCAGACGTACCATTAAAGACACAAGCGTCATATAGAACCATACATGTATCTGACAAGGCCCTAGCATACCTTGCGGATCTAGACACACATGATACTGGTTATGTCTTCCCTCTGAGCCGCTACGAGTTTGATAGGGCTGTAAAGAAGCTGTTAAAGGTTGCTAAGATGCCTAAGGGATTCACGTTTCACGATATCAGACACTACCATGCAACACAATTACTGAAGCATGGAGTGAATGCAAAAGTCGTTAGCAGACGATTAGGACATACATCAATTGTAACGACATTGAATATATATTTTAACTACCTGCCCAGCATGGACGAGGAAGCAAGTAAGGTATTAGATGATGACTTTTAA